GTGAAACACAGGCAGATGCGATCACTAGGACGGAAGAAGAGCGTCTAGCGAGATTAAAAGAATTATATGATAAAGAAGAAATCAACAAATACGAACTAGAAGAATTAAAGACTAAGGTAACCGAAGAAGCCACAAGACAGAGGATAGCATTAGCCAACAAGGAAGCAGAGGCCAACAAGAAACAATACGATGACTTCCTAAGCGGTCTTAGACAAGGCAAACTTAAAGAAATAAATTTCGAGAAACTCACACAAGATCAAAAGATCGATATCGCGAAGACAGGACTATCAACCATACTAGAACAGACGGCCACCTTCAACAAGAAGGCATTCGACCTACACAAGAAAGTTAGGATAGCAGAAGCAATGATCAACACCTACAAGGGTGTGACTAACGCATTATCGGCTTATCCGCCACCTTTCAGTTTCATCTTTGCTGGGGCACAATTGGCTTTTGGTCTAGCACAGGTAAACGCTATCAGATCACAATCGTTTAGCGGTAGGGAAAGGGGAGGTCCGGTAACACCAGGTGAAACATTCTTGGTCGGAGAAAATGGCCCCGAATTGTTCCGTCCGAACACTAGCGGAAGGATCGACAACAACCAAGACACCTTTGGCAACACTCAAGGTGCTACGGTGAATTTCAACATTTCAACCGTGGACGCACAAGGGTTCGATGAATTATTACAGAGCAGACAAGACCTGATAATTAGTATTATCAATAGGGGTCTAACAGAACGAGGAAGGGCGAGGTTAATCTAATGGCAGGCACATTTCCAACAGCAGGTTTCACAGCACTAGAACTAAAATCTAACACGAGAAGTAGGTTGACTGAGTCGGTTTCGGGTAATACACAGAGGATAAAGACAGGTAGTCAATACTTCAGCATAAAATTAAAATCACCGCCATTATCTAGGCAAGATTTCAACGCACTTTATTCTTTCATAATACAGCAAGATGGACAGGTAGAGAGTTTCACACTAGTTCCACCGGTTGTGAGTTCCACAACAGGCACTATGACGGGCACGGTAACCACTGCTAATGTCAATTCAACCGATCCGGCTATGAGTCAGGCCGCGGGATCTACCAGCGTAGCAATCACCGATGACGGCACACCATCAGGAACACTCAAGAAAGGTGATGTTATAAAATTCAGTAATCACGACAAGGTCTATATGTTGACCGAGGACCTTACACTCGCAAATGATTCCGCTGTGAAACAGATGAGTTTCTATCCACCGTTGACCACCGCTATCACAGGCGGGACTGACACGGTGATCTACAACAATGTTCCTTTCAAGGTATTCTTCCAGTCCGATGAAGTCAGTTATGAACTACAGAACGACGGATACTATAGATATGAAATAAGCGTTCGTGAGGAGATATAATGCCAAGAGATATACCACAGGCACTCCAAGACAAGTTAGCCGCAAAGAAAGTATTTGTAGCGGACCTAATAGAATTCCATTTCACCACACCATTATATTTCACGACTAGCAATATAAGTCTAGCATATGATTCACCAACGGCACCGGAATCCGGCACACAGACCTACATAGCACAAGGTCTATTCCTAAACTACAGGGACATCGTGGAGAACTCAGACCTTAGGGTGGGAACATTAGATCTAAACTTCACCGCGGTAGACCCAACTATGGTTGCGGTATTGGTCAACAATGATTTCATCGATAAGCGTGTTGTCCTTTACAGGGCAGTTCTAAACGATGATTACAGTTTCACCGGTAATGATGTGTTCACGATATTCGATGGTAGGATTTCTGGATGGAGCCTTACAGAGAACAACAACACTGCGAATGTGACATTATCAGTAGCAAGTTTCTTCGCTGACTTCAATAGAACCAACGGTAGGAGGACGAATCCCGCATCACAGAACCTATACTTCAGCGGCGATAAGGGGATGGATTTTTCACCACAAATAGTAAAGGATATAAAATGGGGCAGACCGTAGACCTTAAGGTAAGGAAATTGACACCACTAGACGCAGGGGCGGGACTCTTGTTGGCACAGGAGAGCATAGAAGAGATGGAACTAAAGGACAAGGACTTCGATCCGATACTTTTCAATTTCAAGGTAAAGAATATGTTCGTCACACCAGGAGTCGAGATGTATGGACTCTACATCGAAAAGGATATGATAGGATTCATCGTTATCAGTGAAACACAGATGTTGTGGAGCACACTTAAAAAATTAAACCTAGAATTCCTATACCTTAAAAAAGAATTTAGGACCTGGGAGAACATAGAAACCTGTATCACTATGCTCGAAAAGAAAATGATAGAGATAGGATACGAGAGCATAATGATAGCAGATGATAATCCGTTAATACCGGAAGACATCCTATTGAAAAGGAACTACAAGGTTGTAAGGAAAGTTTACGAAAAAGAAAATGCTTATTAGACCGATAACAAAAGAAGATGTGCCGCAACTAGTAGAACTAGGATACGAGCAGTTCGCGGCTTCTAGATTCAACTACCTAAATTACGATAGGGAGAAGATAAGGATACAATTCGAGAACGCGGTAGGACATCCTACAAGGAGGGCCTTCGTCATAGACGATGACGGTGAACTAGTTGGACTAGTGGGTGTGAGCCTAGAGCAGTTCGAATACAATTACGACACCTTCGCTATGGACCACTTCTACTACATAAAGCCGGCATACAGGAAAGGTATGTTAGCGGCCCGACTATTCAAGGTCGCGGAGCAGTGGGCCAAGGAGAACCGTGCCCTAGAAATACATTTTAACTTCGCCTTCAATGATGAGGGTGAGCGCATCGCCAAGTTCCTAGACAGGATGGGATATGTGAAATACAACGAACACTACAAGAAATTACTAGTAAGATGAAGATATACAAGAAGATAGTCTATGATAAGGATATGAACATAATCGAGGAAGATTCCTACGAGTATAAAGGTCCGATCACAGAATGTAAGGGCGGCGGCGGAGGCGGCGGCGGAATAATTGGCAAGGTATTCAAGTTCGTGGGTAGCCTAGTAGAAGGAGTCGTAAAGATCTTCACATCACCTTTCGGTATAGATATGACGATACCGGAGGTTTCCGCACAACAGGATGAACAGATACAGGGTGTCCTATTAAACAAGGACTCGGGTATAACCAATGTGCCTATCGTTTATGGCACAAGGATGGTTGGCGGTGCTAGGGTTTTCGTTTCGACTAACGGTTCCGGTAATGAATACCTTTATGTGGCCTATGTGCTGTCAGAGGGCCAGTGCGATAGTTACACACAACTGCTTATAGATGATATCGTGGTCACACCCAGCAGTTTCGCACACGGGGTAGAGGCCACGGTGAGCGAATCGCCATACTCAGATGACAACAGGTTGAGAGTCCAGTTCTTCGATGGCAGGGATGACCAAGTGTCGAGTTCGTTGCTACAGGAGGCACCGGGATGGACTAGTGATCACAGATTAAGGGGTCTTTGCTACCTAGCCGCGAGGTTTAGATGGAAGAAGGTCGAGACACAGGAGGATTCAGATAACAACCCCTATGGTGGGGGTATACCTAATGTCAAGGTAACACTAAAAGGTAGGAAAATATTCGATCTAGTTTCTGGATACAGCAGGACGGATTACGGTAGTTTCGATGATACCGATGATGAAGGATTCACAATTGCGGCCGATGATACCTACGCATATAAAAATATTCCCATATCGGTAACCAATGGTTATAGATTTACGGGCGATAACAACAACGACATAGACTTCGTTCCCGCTAGGGACGACGCAGAAGTCAAGGTCACCCTTAGGGCGGTGCTTTCTAGCAACACAAACAATTACGGACAATACAACTTAGGTTTCCAATTATTCAAAGACGGTGTGAATTACCGTCCAGGCGATGTGCCTATCGGCGAAACTGGCCCCACAATATTGAAACAGAGCGATGGGACTATAACCGCCACATTCGAGAAGACCATAACTGACCTAGTCACATCTAGCACCTGGCAATTCCAACCATTCCTTACGGTGAGTAGTGCCTCTGGCACCATATCCGGCACGGCAGAGATGACCTTAGAAGTCAAGACACCGGAATACGAGGACCATGCCGTGGCCTATGGCAGTGAAACGGTTTCGTTCAACAACAACCCGGCAAATGTTTTGCTAGATTATATGCGAAATCCTAGATACGGCAAGGGACTAGACAACGAAGCATTCGACTGGATAAGTTTCAGGCGTGCCGCGTTACAGTGTAATCAAACCGTTGACTACACCGCTACAACTACCGGTAAGGCCTTTACCTGTGATGCCGTGGTAGAAACTTCGGCTAGCATTATGAACAACTGTAAGATACTATTAGTTGGATTCAGGGGCATTATGCCTTACACACAAGGTAAGTTTAGATTGAAGATAGAAAACGCCGGAGATGATACTGACATAGCGAACATACCTAGTGATCCACCTGTAGAATTCACGGCCAACGATGACAATATTGTAGGTGGACTAAGACTGGTCGGTGACAACAAAGAAACAAAATTCAACAGATGTAGGGTAACCTATGTAGACCCGGACGCTGACTACCAACCTAACGAAGTGATCTATCCGGATGACGGCAGTGCGGATGATACTTTTTTCCTTTCACAGGACAACAATCAGAGATTCGAAACTACCTTGAGTCTACCTACCGTGGCGAACAGGGAACAGGCACTCCAGTATGCCGAGGTATTCGTCAAAAGGTCTAGGAATGCTAAACAGATACAATTTGCTACTACTATTGCCAGCAGTAACATAAGTGTAGGCGATCTTTGTAGGGTAGTTTCTAACAATATAGGTCTAGACGGCGTTTTCAGGATAACGGATATCCGGCTTAATGCTGAAGGTGATATACAGGTCACAGGTTTCGAACACCAGCCTACGGTATACACGATTAATGCTAAAGCGGCCGACATAACCAGGCCCACATTGAACTTGCCCGATCCGCTATTGGTGCCGGCACCTACCAATGTTAGCGTTACGAGTTCGACGACGACTAGTTCGGGTTATGTGGCAGAGGCACGATTAGATGTTACCTGGACGGCTACTACCGATCCTTTCATAAAAGAATACATAGTCCAATACAAGTTAGTATCGGATACAGATTACATCACAGCGGGTATAACAAACGATACAGAATTTTTCATAGATCCGGTCGCATCAGGCGAACAATACAATGTCAGAGTTGCGGCTCGAAACGAACTTAACAAAAGAAGCGATTACGCCAACGCCAGTCCACACACGGTCAGTTAGGCGAATGAAACAACGGCTTTTCGATATAAAACTTGTGAAATATGGTTCATACCATTGTATGAAATTGAAATCACCCTGTCACGATCGACATCTTTGTGAATTCGTGTTGAATAGAGGTGTCGTCAAGAACTACGGATTAATAGATCTTCGACCTTTGCGTGTGCGAATTCCTTCGAGATCGGCCGCTCACCATAGAAACAAAATCTAACACCGAATTCGCGTTGATAGGTCCTAAGCAGTTGTAGTTTGCTGTTGGATCCTTTAGCATAGATCTTCTTGTGTGTGTATCTACTATCGAAAAGGCTACGGGTTTCTTCTTTATTCCAATCACAACCTACTATACCTATATCCTTCTGTTTAAGATAGAAAATCGCTAGTGCTATCGCCAGTGTTCCGCTGTCTTCCGGTGCCAGCCTGTTAGGTGTTATGACTTCTTTAAAAAAATCTTTGCCGGACCCATTCCTACCGTAGAATTGGGGTAGATGGCCGTTTTGGTGTTTCTGGAGATCTTGGATTATTTGGTCGCGGGTCCTAGGATCGTATGCCACACAATGGCTTAACCTACGCAATCTATATAGATGATTACAACCTATTTCTAGCGTGTGTGCGGGTGTGCTATCTAGTATCTTCTGTATGCTAGGACTGTTAAACCATATCAACATCCTAATATTTACGGTAGGGTGGTGCTTTGCTGGAGATTATTGGAGTAAGACCAATAGGAAAGCAAAACACCGCAAATATTTACATTTTCTATAGACTATTTGCCTTTCAGGATATATACTATTATAGGCTCATATAAAAACTTCAAAACTTAGGCTCACAATAGTCCAGGGAAATGCGGCTTAACAGGCGACAGGTGAATCCCGTTAGGAGACTTTAAAGAAAACTAAAAGATAGTGCTCTGTGAAAAAGATACAACACTAGTCTATCCTAAGATTACTGTAAGAGGATTAGGATAGATCGCGTAGGATAGAACGAGCAAACAGGTATAGCCCTACCGCCTGGCGAGACAGCGACTTACAGATGGGTGAAACTCACATAAAGTTTCAGTTCGGCTAGCAATAGCCGAACTATGGGCTCAATCTACATAAAGTTCTTTACAACCTAATCTAGAAGAACAGGAACGAACGCGAGTGAGTTCCTAGGTCTTGTCAAAGACCTTTTCTACCCCGGTTCTAGTTGGTCGGATGTAAATACTAACGGAGTGAGTTGGTCGATACTTCTTGCGAAACTACTCGACTAAATCGGATCCATCCTGGGTCCTATGAGCCATACAACTCACTCCACTGGGATCGTGGTGTTGACTTCCGTGCTCAGTTTTTTCTGACATTGGCTAGGCATATCCCTTGAGTCGGCCACGATCCCCATATAACAATGCCCTTAATAGATCAAATCTTCAACAACATCGACCTTTTCCGGGAACTACACGAGATACAGGACTACTGCCGGGCCGAACTGCGTAGGCGCAACATCAACGGTGTGGCGGAGGAAAGGCCGCGTGGACGACGACGCGACGCGGACTGGGACTACATCGACGCTGATCAGTGGCCCTACTCACAGGACTTCCTACTGCTGTTGGTGACCGATCCCAGATGTCCGCGGTGGTTGAGCCGCGAAATAGTGTGGTATGCGCTACGGGGTTATAAATACGACTAGGAGATACACATATGGAAGTAACGCAGAGACCAATCACAGAGATAAAACCCTACGCCCGCAACCCTAGGAAGAACGACGGTGCGGTGGCACAGGTGGCCGAGAGCATACAGAAGTTCGGCTTCAGGCAACCCATAGTGGTGGACGACGACGATGTCATAGTGGTGGGACACACCAGATTCAAGGCCGCCAAGCGGTTAGGTATGGAACGGGTGCCAGT